CTATAAGTATTTGAGTTATAAAAATCTATCTCATAATCCGTATAAGTAACTCCCTTATAAACTGCTAGTCTTCTAAGCGACTCCATTTTGTTATTCTAAACCTTAATGTAAGTATTATCAAGAAATAACTTTGAGCAAATCCTCTAATTTATACTCATTTTTAATGTAAGCACTCTTATTACTCAAAACACTTACTGGTATATCTCCATCTCTACGAGGGCCATATCGCAAAGACACGTCCAGATCATTCACTTTTTTAAAAATATTAAACATATCTAATACAGAATTCCCCTCTCCATGCCCCAAATTCTCTATTCCATTCGAAGGTTCGCTTAATGATAAAAGAATTGACTCGCAAATTTCATTCACATGGACATAATCCCTAATGCAAGTGCCATCCTCAGTATCATAATCATTACCAAAAATTGTAAATACACCTGTGTCTTTTGACTTTAAAAGATTAAAAAATAATCCATCTGGATTTTTAATCGGGATACCATCTGAACCAATAACATTATAGAACCTAAAAATTGTATATTGAATATCATTCTCTAAGCAGTATTGGATTACAATTTCTTCTGCCGATTTCTTAGAAATACCATAAGGTGAAGCTAAACCCTCTGCTGCCCCAGTCGAAGCAAAGATAAAATGCTTAGTCTTTATATTCCTCAAAACATTCAAAGTCCCAAGAACATTGGTTTCATAATACAGGATTGGATCTTTCACTGATTCACCAACCCTCATTTCAGCAGCTAAATGCACTACACAATCAAAAGGGTATTTATATTTTAGATACTTATCATTCCTAATATCTCCATAATAAAATTTATCAGGGTGAACTTTATCTGGATTTTCTTTATCTATGCCCGAAACCCTATATAGAGAGCCGCCAACTATCTTCTTCAAAAGATGAGAACCTATGTATCCAGAAGATCCTGTGACCAATACTTCTTTCATATTGATTCTCCTAAGCTACTTATAGGCATGTTATACATATCCGCATGAACTTTAAAACCATTAGACGGATCTACAGCCCCTTTCTTCCAGAAGATCGCCTTATCAAAGTAATCCTCCTTAGACATAAACCCACATAACCATATTGATTCTACTCCATAATACTGCGCTTGACTACCCATACCCCTTTTCTCTTTGAAAGTTATAGAAATAAAAGCGTAAGTATCTGTTTTTTGGTGCTTACTCGTCCCCGCTATAGATACTTCAAAAAAAGGCTTTGGATCTACAGTTCTCCTCTTTGTTTTGACATCTATTTTTCGGCCATCTTTGATTAGATCATAGTCATATTTATCTCTGCCTTTATCACAAGATATATTCTTACAACCTAAATGCTTTGTTAACGCAATCTCAGCTAAGTAACCAGCTAAGTTACCTCTACCTGATGTGATAGAGTTATTAATAGATCCTAATTCTTCCGCTTTCTTAACAGCCTCATCTATCATGGACTGGTTGAAGTCTAATTTTATCATTTTATTTTTGTAGCGTAACCTTGATATTGATCTGCTGGATCTAACTCCCACCCGTTTATACCAAACTCATGCGCCCCGGTCTCAGCAGTCGTAAGGTCATGTATATCTGGTGAATCCAACCTATGACAACAAGAGTCAATAGGATTACCTTTGTTATTTAATACCGCCACCATTAGTTCTTTATACCCATTTGGGCCAATAATCTTACTGTCGTATGTATATATTTCCATTTATTCTCCAAATTTGTAATTAAAAGCCTCAACATCTTCAGAATATTTATCTTGAACCAGTTTTTTATCTTCATCAGTATACCATTCTGTGTAACAACCATGAATAGTTTTATTTTCATGTGGTAATTTCTTAGCGTTAAGCCCTAACTTCCCGCAAACTATATCAAAGTCTTCTTGTAAGTTCTCAAACCTGCCTATAAAATCTATATTCTTGTTAAGGAAAGAGGATTGTGTTTTGCAATGATTTGCGAATATGGGAGAATTAAAAAAAGATTTAAAAGTAAACTTATAACCAAGCCTCTTAGAATACAAGTAGGAAGACATAATTCTATCCCAAGGGTTCCTCACAAAAGCAAAGGAAAAGTATTCTTTTTGTCTTTCTAAAGAAAAATTACTTAAAGTCATGTGTTGTTGCCGTCCAAAACCAATGCTGAATTCAGATCTCACCTTCATGGGCAACGCCTCCAAAGGATATTTCCTTGTCCAATCATGGTTTACCCCATAATGAGATAAAATAAACCTCTCTATTGAAGTGCCGCCACATTTAGGTATATGTATAAATATAAATTTATCTTTATGACTAATCATTTAATCTCCAAAGTTATAATTAAAATGCTCTATATCCTCTCTATATAAATCAGAAATAACTTTTTTAGTTTGATCGTCATAATATTCTGTATAGCACTTATGATCACTTCTATTAACATGAGGTAAATCTTGTCTGGGTATTCCAATATCCTTACAAATAAAATCAAAATCTTGCTGTAAGTTCTCCATCTTACCCACGAAATCCATTTTGAACTCTCCTCCAACCTTTAAAAAACTGCATTGAGTTTTCAAATGAGGCATTTCCAAATGAGGCTCATGAGTTTTACGGAAACGTATTTTGCGATCAGAAAGGTTAAGAATAAATTCTTTAAAACTCATTTTATTGTCGTGTAAAGATCTACAAGCTTCTTTAGCCCAATAATAGTTTTTATGATTAGGGGTCATCTGTTTCCAATAAGTATAAACGCTCAGCATACGAGACCAAGGATTCCTAACTATAGAATAGTACTTATAAGAGTTAGAATTAAAAATATACTTATGATAATCTTCTAAAGTAAGGTGTGAATCCCCGGCCCAAAAATTAAAGTAACTACATTTCTTTATTGATGAACCTCCACATTTTGGAATATGTATGAAAACAAATTTTTTAGTTTTGTTGATCATATCTTAAAAACTTTTGGTAAAGTACACCGACAACCATATCTTCACATCCACCCCAATCTCTCACCATTAGGTTACATAAACCTCTTGTAGTATCATCATTAATTAAGAAATTGAAGAAAGTTTTACTTAAGCCGTAAAACTTACCGCTAAAGTAATAAGTATACATTTGATTAGTTAGAAGCCACCAACTGCCACCTTTTATAGACATCCCTTTACTCTTAAACCAAGACAGTGTTGACTCTTCACTAGCTCTATACCAATCATTACCAAAGTAGTGATCTTTAATATCTACTGAATCGCCAAAGAACTTTTCTTTTACATCATCTATATTCTCTGCCCCTTGTGGGACATCTATCTTGTAAATCTTTTTAAATTTAAGCCCAGAATCATGAATATACTTAAACATTTTATAAGTTTTTAAAGATAAAAGTTCGTAACCCTCATCAATATCCAATTTAACTATTCCATCACCCTCTTCACCTTTATAACCTTTAGAAAGAAAAATTAAGAATTTAGAGTTTGGTAAGCTCAAGCTGTCCCTTAACTTTTTTGCGTCTTCTAAATGGTCACAAGAAGAATAAACACAAACGATTGTATCGAAGACCTCCCCCATTATTCTGCACTTATCACAATATAATCGTGAAAACTCTTGTAGCTCTCGGCATATTCAACGCAAGACTAGAAGTCTCCTGAGTGATCCACATAAGAAGAATCAATAACAAAATACTTCCCTTCTGGGATTGGATATGGTTCAGCTCCTCTTGCTAAATGAGTCGAGGAGATCCTCCAGCCATCGCCATCACTCTTCACTACCGTTTTAAATTTTAAAGTATCAGCAGGGTGAGCATCTTCTTCAAATGTCTTTAGCATTTTAGTGAGCTGCCACTTGGTTAGAAACACATGAGCGTCCACCTTCTCTGGAGGGACAACCTTGACGGTCTCTTTAACCTCTATCTTAGGCTCTTTGTAACCATGCCAAGCGGCAAGAGCCAAACATGTTGTCGTGCTGGTAATTAGTAATAATTGTATTGTCTTTTTCATTTTATTAAAGAATTGAGAATTTATAATAACCAGCTTGATTTAATTTATCCTTGAGTTTCACCCCATCAAAATCCATTGGTTTTATTT